TGCGGGCAGGCGGGCGGCTTGCTCCGTGGATGCGGGCTTGCACCTCTTCAGCAGTGAGTTTTTCACCAGTAATGTGACGGTAAACAATCTCTTCGAGAGCAACAAGTTTTTGAGGCAAAATTGCCCAGGGTTGTTCGGTGAAAGCTTGCAAAATGTATGAGTGCTGCATGGGTTACTCCTCTATCGGCGCAGGCGCATTGGCAGCGCGAATCGCCTGAATATTGCTTGCCATGAAATATTGATCGCCTTCTGGATACGGATTCAGTTCGTCCTGTGCGCGACCTTCGTTGGGGGTCATTTGCCCGGTTTGGATCTTGGTGCTGTTTATTTCGGCGCGTTCCTTGGCGTTCATACGCAGCAAGGCTTCACGCTTGAATTTGAAATAAGTATTGACCTGCTCTTCACGCGAGAGCCAGCGCACGCGGGCAGCTTCTTCCCAGGGCACGAGGAAGGGGTCAAGGGTGAGCGAGACAAACTCTTGAAACTTTTGCTCGTTCGAGTTGTATGCCTCTTTGCCCTTATTGAGCATGTGACCCGGCATTCCAAAAAATAGGGCGATGTCGTCATCGGTGGCTGAGATGCTTTCGAGCCAGTCGCTGTCTTTGACCTGCATCTCGACCGGGGTATATTCTTTGATCTTGTTGTCGAGGATGGCAAGGCGGAAAGCATTCTCTGAGCCGCTCATGCTATCTTCGTAGGCGTCGCGGATCTTTTCGCGTACTTCCTTGCTGGCATCACCATCCACACGCATGACGGCGGCAGGCATAAAGCCCTGCGCATACATCATGGCTTGAGTTTTGTTGGCAGCCATGCGCCGCCCAAATGTTTCGCGGGCAAACGTAACGACTCCACGACCCATCCAGCCGGTTTCGTCGGGGTTGATAAGCAGGTGCAGAATTTCGACGCCGGGGATGTAGGAAGGTTTGGTTGAGCTTGAAAACTTTGTTTCGTACCAAAGATTGCCATCCATGTCGAAGGTGGGACGGGTCTTGTTGGCAGGCAAAAGAAATACCTGATTCGGCGAGGATGGCGGGCGCCATTGATAGCTGTTGCCGTGGAAGATAAGCCATTCGGTGACGGCTTTCTTAAGCAGGAAGGGCGTCCAACCCCAGAGGTTTGGGGAGAGCTGCATGAGGTAGGGCATGTTGCGGGTGACGTGATTCGGCTCCACGTTCAAGATCGAGCCGTCTTTATTACGTTGGTACATCTTGAGCGGCATGATGCCAACAGCGTCTGAGATGATGTTCTTGGCGCGGTAGGCAGTCGCAATGCACTGAGACGAGAAGACAGAGACGGTTTCGCCGGATTGGGTTTGCTTGCCATAGGACGACTCCCAACCCGCGCTGGGGCTGTTCTGCGTGTCTATTTTTGGCGAGCTACTCGGAAGTAGGCTTTGCAGTAAAGGCATTGGCTTTTTCCTTGGCGATCAAAAAGGCGAAGATGATAATGAACGTACCAGCCGTGATTTTTGCGGCGGGTGCATATATTTCGGCGATGCCCCACACGATGCAAGCAGCGCCAATCAGCAACAGGATGTCTGATAGGTCGAGCTTCTTCATGCGTAGGCTCCAAATATTTCAACCAGCGGTCCGCTCATGGCTTTGACACGCTCTACGTTGGGCAGCAACTTCAAGCCCTCCTCTGTCCACGGGCGGGTGTAGAAATCAAGCGGGAATTCGAACATCTCGGAGTGATAGGTCGAAGGCGGGCAATGTTTGACGGGACCCTGATAACAGTCCATGCCACACAAGATGACCGGGTCACAGCCTAGCCATAACGCAAACCATGCCGCAGTATTGCTGGAAAAGAAACCAGTCCAGATGTTCGGCACATCGAACTCCACATCGCTGGAAGGTTCCGGGCTGACGTGGATGGCTTTGTGTTCCTGTACCGCCAGCACTTGCAATGGATTGGTTTCAGGCGCATCGTTGTAGACCATATACACAGGCTGACGGTCTGACGGGCAATGGTAGAAGCCGTGATAGTTGACGGCGATCATGATGGCATCTTTGGGCACACGTTTGAGGTCTTCAGGCAAGCTGGGACCGCCGCCCAGGATGGCGGCAGGCATTCCGAAATGCTTGTTTTTCAATTGAGACATTTTCATTGCACGAACACCAACTGCACGCGCCCCGTCAACATGCCCCACAGCAGACCGATAAACAGCACACCAAAGGCAGAGGCTGCCCAGACCCCAACGGCATAAAAGGTCTTCATCGGGCGATACTCTTCACGAAGGGCTTGCACAGCATCCTTTTGATTTTGCTCTCCATCCGCGATCTGTTTTTTTAGATCCTTGATCGCATCTGCCTGTTTTTCATTTGAGTCGTAGATATCCAAAATGGCAGAGAACAACAACACGTCGCGCGTGTTGACGTCAATACTGCCGCCGCTCTGGATCACATCTCGGATATTTCGGATCAGTTCACTGTTACCCGTCATGACTTGCCCTCCTTGGGAAGTGTGTTGATAAACTCGCGGAATATATCGACCGCGTCGTTAAAGCCTTGGGCGTAGGTGCCTGTTTGGGGAAGCGTGCCCGGCTCGGTCACGGGTGGAGGCGTAACATCAACAACAAGTGGAGCGACCAGCTCGGCGTTGACCTGCCCGTCGTATTTGATGGCGCTGTATTCGTCACGTAGACTCCACAGCTTGACCCATTGATTGCCACCAAGAGATGCGGGCAAGACTTCGGCGATGTTGACGATGTCTTTCAGCCGTAGGTTGCGGATGCTTTCGCTGGTGACTTGGGGCTTCGAGCGTACGCGCAACCCCTTGAGGCTAGTCACTTTGATGGCGTTGATTGGCGCGGGGAAGTAGCGCTGCATGAGATAGGGAATCGGGTCGACACAGTAACCGCGTGAGGTGCGAATGGAGCCAGGGACGGGGTCGCGCAGGATGACTTCGAAGTGGAGATGCGTGCCACCGCTGGCGCCGCGCTGTTTGTCTTCTACGTTGCCGCCCATTGTGCCGATCTGTTTACCGGCTTCAACCACGTCACCGACCTGCACTTGCACGTCTTTGAGGTGCGCATATAAGGTGGAGTATCGGCGGGTCTCATGCTCGATGACGACTCTGCGACCATAGCCGCCCTGGTCGGAGTAGCCCGCCTCGACGACCAAACCAAAATAAGCAGCATAGATCGGTGCGCCAGGTTGCCCACTGACGACACCGATATCAATGCCCATGTGTTTACCTTCAGTCTTCGCGTACATCGTCCAATTGATGTTCGCGAATTCCTGAAAGGTGTAGGCGGTAGGGATGGTTGGGTAAACAGGTCTCTGCATAGGAAATAAAAAAGCCGCTCTGAAAATCTCGAATGAGATTTTCAGAGCGGCATCACTTCTGAGGGGGATGTCCCGGACCAGCCAGGACTGCCATTTGGTATTTAGTTTTTTTTCAAATTGTGGAGGCAGGGTGAGGGGGGCACCCTGCGCAACCACTTCCACATTGTAGCACAAAATTACCCGGGTGAAAGAGTTCCTCTGTCAGTAAATGCCCAATCATGGCGAAAGCGGCGCACGTGGTTTGTTCTCAGTTCCAATGTCTCTGCTCCGATCACGCGATAGGCTTCACGTCTGTGCGCTACTCGTAGTTTCGGCATCACATACCCCAATCAGGATCGAGGACACCATTCAGGTCGTTGACTGGGTTGCGCAATGCCAGGTCGAGCGCCATGATGAGCGCCACGGCACCGTCAATCTTGTCACGACTCTTTTCTTTATCCGGCTTTTGATTCCCCGCAGGGTCCATGCGTGCAATAAGGTTATCCATCATCCATGTAAGCACAGGGTGATTGCCGTGGCGGATCTTGCCACTCAGGATGAGCCGTTCGAGTTCCTTCATGGGTGGGTTCATGCTCGCGTAGCCTTGTCCAAATTCCACCATCTTCATGCCCATTTTCTCCAACGTTTGGGTGACGCTGGATGCGCCCCAACGGTCAAAGGCAGCTTGTTTGACGATAAAGTTATCAGCGTCCTTTTTAAGTTGAGCATAGATAAAGTCATGGTCTATGTGATTGCCAGGCGTTGCTTCAATGTAACCTTCCTTGACCCATTGCTTGATCATCCTGGCATCGTCCGGAGAGCGATAATTAGGAACGACATCGAGCGTGTCTTCGGGAATCCAGAAGCGACAAATGATATCCATGTACTCATCCGGCGCAGGGAATGCCATGATGAATGCGGTAATATCCGAAACACTCGAAAGATCGAGCCCACCAAAGGTAGAGCGTTTGTGCAGTTTTGCTGGCTTTTCAAGCGCAGGGATATCGTCCTCTCCACACTCGCGCCACTTCTCCATGTTCGTCCACTTGATCGTGCCTGTGACCCAAACGTTCAACTCGCGGCGCAGGAAGTTATTGAGTGCCGCTGCCATCTGCGAAGCCCGCTTGGATTTCATGCGCAGGTCTTCGAGGGATTTGGATATTTCTAGGTTCGGGTTGGCTTTGATCCAGACGCTTTCATCCTGCCAGTCGTCGCCTTCATCGAGTGTGTAGATCAAGCCGAACCATGTGTCGTCGATATAGCTGCCATCTTTCCAGCCTTCAAGAACTTTGCGGGTGTATTCGTGTTTCTCAAAACAAACACTCTTGCGGTTATCGCCCGCCGTGGTGATCATAATGATCATCGGCTGTTCGCGCGCTCCGGTTGCGGTATCCAACAGTTCGAGTGTTTCGCGGTTCTTATGGGCGTGCAGCTCATCGACGATGGCACCGTGTACGTTCAAACCGTCCATGCTGTCTGAGTCGCCGCCGAGTGGCTCGTATTTACTGGACGTATCTTCCAGGCTAAGGTTGTCTTTATAGATTTTGATGTACTTCTTCAGGGTCTTGTTTTTGCGCACCATGCGGATGGCTTCCTGATGCACAATGCGTGCCTGGTCACGCTTGGTGGCAGCCGAATAGACCTCTGCGCCTGGCTCTGCATCTGCGAAACCTAAATACAAACCATCACTTGCCCCGTCTGTGCTCTTCCCATTTTTGCGGGCGACTTCTGTATAAGACGATCTAAATCTGCGTGTACCATCCTCGCGCATCCAGCCATACATGCACCATGTACGAAACTGTTGCCACGGTTCAAGGATAAGATTTTCGCCAGCCCATTTTCCCTTGGAGTGTTTGAGCATGCCCTTGAAACGAAGAACAAGCTCAGCGGCTCCTCTGTCAAAATAGAGTCCGCGTTCGTGCCCGTGCTTTAAGTCGTGAAAATGGCGTTCACAAGCAAGCCTTACCCATTTGCATGCAACTATCTTTCCATCGATGACATCCTGTGCATATTGTTCGGCAGGATGTAGATGCACCTTCCTTGGCTTTGCCATTTCACTGCTTTGTTCC